TAAATCAACCAATTACAAATTATATAACTGATAGCAGAGCAAACACAATTGATACGGATCCAAACTCTTTCTATTATGTTTCAAAACCAATTACATTACAAAGTTCTGCAACATCCATTAAAGTTTTACTTACAGGTGCAATTAATGAAGAGAATGACATTAGATCTTTCTATTCAATTCAAAATGATGTTGGCGAAAGTCCTATTTTTACACCATTCCCAGGATATTCGAATATTTCTTCAGGAGTAGTTGTTGATCCTTCTCTCAATGATGGATTGCCTGATACACTTATTTTGAAAAATTCATTCTATGATTATGTACCAACACCAAGATCTTTTAAAGAATATGAATTTACAATCGACAATTTACCATCATTTAAGATCTTCAGAATTAAACTTGTTATGACATCAACAAATCAAGCTATTGTTCCAATAATCCAAGATTTTAGAGTTATCGCACTTGCTTGAGGTAAATAATGAATTTAATACCAGTTGAAGGTGAAAATCATCTTTTTAGAGATCCTAACACAAATGCCATAGTGAACACTAACCAATCTGATCACAAAATGTATCTTGCTAGAAAACAAATACAAGAAAAAGAAAAAGATAAAATTAATTGTATGGAGAGAGATATTAATTCGATAAAAAATGATCTTGATGAAATTAAATCTTTACTTAGGAGTTTGTCAAATGGAACCTGATAAAATAGAATTAGAAAATTTATCTAAAAACTTTGAATACGTTAAAGCGTCAATGGAAATAGATTCTATTGATGATCTTGATGATTTAAGGAACATTGCAAAATCTTACATGAAATTATACATGAAACAACAAGAGGTTCTTGTTGACTTGATTTCTTTCCCAAACCATAAATAATTTTTAGAGGTAATAAATAAATGGCGCAACCAGCAAGTAGACAAGAATTAATAGACTACTGTAAAAGAAAACTGGGAGCGCCAGTTTTAGAAATTAATGTTGCTGATGAACAAATAGAAGATTTAGTAGATGATGCACTTCAGTTTTTTAATGAAAGACATTTTGATGGTGTATCACAAATATACTTAAAATATCAAATAACACAGGATGATATTAATAGAGGAAGAGGACCTGGGGGAAGTGTTCCAAATGCAGGAATAGTAACAACAACTGCATCTGCAACTATAGTTGGAACTGCAACAACTTTTACATATACTGAGAATAGCAATTATATTCAAGTTCCACCTTCAGTTATTGGTGTAAACAAGATTTACAGATTTGATAGTGCGAACACAATTACCAATAATATGTTCAGTGTCAAATATCAGTTATTTTTAAACGATATTTACTATTGGGGTTCAACAGAACTATTAACTTATGCAATGGTAAAAACTTATCTTGAAGATTTGGATTTTCTTTTAAACACTGAAAAACAAATTCGTTTTAATCAAAGAATGGATAGATTGTACTTAGATATTGATTGGGGAAGCGTTCGATCAGGTGAATATCTAATTATCGATTGCTACAGATTGTTAGATCCAAATGATTTTAGTAGAGTTTGGAATGATTCTTTTTTAAAACCATACCTAACTGCGCTGATAAAACGTCAGTGGGGACAAAACTTAATTAAATTCCAGGGTGTTAAACTACCTGGAGGAGTGGAGTTAAATGGTAGACAAATTTACGATGATGCTCAAAGAGAATTAGATATTATCATGGAAAGAATGTCAAGCACATATGAATTACCACCACTAGACATGATAGGATGATATCATGCTTAATCCATTTTTCCAACAAGGATCAAAAACTGAGCAAAGTCTTATTCAAGATTTAATTAATGAACAATTGAGAATGTATGGGGTAGAAATATATTATCTACCAAGAGAATACGTAACTAAAAAAAGTGTTATAAAAGAAGTAATCCAATCAAATTTTGAACAAGCGTATCCAATTGAAGCTTATGTAGATACTTACGATGGATACAATGGATTAGGAACTCTTATGTCAAAATTTGGCATTCAAGAGTTAGATGATCTTGTTTTAATTATTTCTAGAGAAAGATATGAAAATTATATATCACCTTTAATTAAAAACATACCAAATATTGAACTATCTTCAAGACCAAAGGAAGGTGACTTAATTTATTTTCCTCTAGGTGATAGGTTATTTGAAATCAAATATGTTGAGCACGAAAAACCTTTTTATCAACTTCAAAAAAACTATGTTTATGAACTAAGATGTGAATTGTTCAGATATGAGGATGAAATTGTTGATACTAGTATTGGTGAAATTGATGACAATGTAATTAGTCAAGGATATAATCAAACTTTAACTTTAGTTGGAACAGCAGTAACTGCAACTGCTACTGTTGGAATAGTTAATGGTGGAGTTAGAAGGATAACACTAACAAATAGAGGAAGTGGATATACATCAGTGCCTAGAGTTGCAATATCTTCTGCCCCTGCAGGTGGAGCAACAGCAACTGGAATTGCAACCATGATTTCTGGAATTATTGACTGCAATGGGACAACAACAGATAAAATACAAGGTGTTGAACTAACAAATTCAGGATATGGTTATACAGTTGCACCTGGAGTTGCATTTATTGGTGGTGGAGGAGTTGGTGCAGCTGCAACTACAGAAATAGCAAATGGTATTATTGGAATAATTACGATTACTAATGGAGGATCTGGTTATAGTTTAGCACCTCTGGTTACGATTAGTTCACCGGGAATTGGAACAACAGCAACAGCAGTGTCGTTTATTAATACTGCAGGAATTGTCACTTCGATTAGAATTGCTGATGCTGGAGTTGGATATACAGTAGCACCAACAATAACAATAGGATCTCCAGACGTAAGTGGAATTGGAACTTTTATATTTAATGAGGTAGTAACAGGATCAATAAGTAGTACAACTGCAAGAGTCAAGTCATGGAATTCAACTACAAATGTTCTTGAAGTTTCAGTTATTTCTGGATCTTTTGTGATTGGTGAAAATATTGTTGGATCTACAAGTAGTGCAAATAGACAACTTAGAATAATAAACACCGATGATATAGACGATCCATATGCACAAAATGATGTAATAGAAGCAGAAGCAGATCAAATTATAGACTTTAGTGAAATAAATCCTTTTGGCACACCATAAATAGTGCTAAAGATTTTTTAAAAATATTTACAATTAATTTAAAATGTTTGAATACTTTTACCACGAAATATTAAGAAAAACAGTGATCGCTTTTGGATCATTGTTTAATGATATTTTGATAAAACATACAAATAATGCTGATGAGGTAACTAGTGTTATAAAAGTTCCTCTAGCTTATGGACCAACTCAAAAGTTTTTGGCTAGACTAGAGCAGTCTCCAGATTTGAATAAACCAATTCAAATTACTTTACCAAGAATGTCTTTTGAGTTTATTGGGTTGACATACGATTCAACTAGAAAAGTTACTACTACTCAAACTTTTTTAACTGTATCGAACGATAGTAAAACACAAGAGAAAAAGGCATATATGCCTGTTCCTTACAATATGCAATTTGAACTTAGTATAATGACTAAGTTAAATGATGATATGTTACAAATTGTAGAACAAATTCTACCTTATTTTCAACCATCATACAGTCTAAGTGTGGATTTGGTAAAAGAAATCGGTGAAAAAAGAGACATTCCAGTTGTTTTAGATAGCATCACGATGAGTGATGATTATGAGGGTGATTTCACCACTAGAAGAGTTCTTATCTATACGTTAAGATTTACAGCTAAAGTTTATCTTTTTGGTCCAATTTCTTCTGCATCTGGCGATATCATCAAAAAAGTTTCTATTGGTTATATTTCTGCTTCATCTTCTGGAGTTAATGCAAGAACTGGTGGAAGAGATCTAACATACTCTGTGACTCCAAGAGCAACTAGAAATTATACCGGTACAGTCACTACAAATTTAGTGAATGATATAAGTTTGGCAGATACCTTTATTGCAGTTGCAGACGCATCTTCAATTTCAGAAAATTCATATATTGTCATCGATAATGAAGAACTGTATGTAGATTCAAAATCAGGTAATATGTTAACGGTCGTCAGAGGTTCTGATGAAACAGTTGCAACCTCTCATGTTGCTGGATCTGGAGTTAAGAAAATAACAACTGCAGACAACGCATTGATTGAAGTTGGAGATGATTTTGGATTTAGTGGCGAGTTCTCATGAAAATGACAAAAAAATTTGACAGTCTAAATGATACTTTCAATGTTGATGCTGACATTGTTCCAACCGAAGTTGAGAATTCTTCTTTAAAAAAAATTGAAAAAGTTTCATCATCTGTAGAAGATATTAAAAAAGATTATGAATATACAAGGGGTAATTTATACTCTCTAATTGAAAAAGGTCAGGAAGCAATTAATGGAATTCTTGAACTCGCTCAAGAAAGTGAAATGCCTAGAGCATATGAAGTTGCTGGTCAACTAATTAAAAACGTGGCAGATGCAACAGATAAATTAATGGATCTTCAAAAGAAATTAAGAGATGTTGAAGAAGAAAGACAATCAAAAGGTCCAACAAATGTCACAAATGCTTTATTTGTGGGATCAACTGCGGAATTGGCTAAATTAATTAAACAACAATCAAAAGATGAAAACGTTTAAGCAATTTCAAGAAGACTGGACGAATAAATATAAAAAGAGTATTGATTGCTCAAATCCAAAAGGATTTTCTCAACGCGCTCATTGTGCGGGAAGAAAAAA